TGAGGTAGCGGCAGGTCAGACAACCGAGCCGAATTTGGTTTCTGGCCTGAAACGTTTTTGCTTGTCATTGCATCGCGTCCTTCTCGATGAAATCGCACCAAAGGTAGATCACGACGAGTGGATGCCTATTCAAAATGCCCGATTTACTTGATGTCGAATTTGCCCGTCAGAAAGTCCTTTCTGTCTTAGCGCAGATCAAGCAGCTTCAGTCTTCCGACTTTCCGTACAGCGAGCCTAGCGCAGCGCTCGTACTGCTCACGGATCTGTATCAAAAAGATCTTGATAGATTGGATGCACTGGACGCGACAACTTCCCCTGATGTTCGACTCGAGGCCTGCGCACACGCCAACGCGACCATTACGCAATACTATTTCGTGCTTGGCTTTGTTTTGAGATCAACGAATGTTCGAAATGCGTTTGAGATCTACGATCCATTATTGAGCCAATGCAAAATAGTATACGGCCCGACCGCTAAATTGATCGTCAGTTCCGAATGGATGTTTTCTCCATTTACTTATCCGGCGGTAACATCCGATCTTCCTGACCTCATGTTCATAGGGTTGCCCTCGTCAGAAGCTGGCAACTCGCTGATCGTTCCTCTCGCTGGCCACGAGCTTGGTCATTCAGTCTGGCGCAAGCCGGCGCCGGGTCGCATCCCGGCGATTGGCGAGATTTTGATTGAACTGCAAAAGACTCTCGCTCAAGCGTATCAAGACAATTGGCTAGATTTTCAGCGCATATTCGGCACCGCCGAACCGAAAGAAAAACTACTAAGCGACCTTTTTCTGAGAGGAATATGGACGCGATCTTACCGGCTCGCAGAGCGTCACGTCGAGGAACTATTTTGCGATTTGCTTGGCTTAAGATTATTTGGTGAAAGCTTCATATATTCATTCATATATTTGCTGGCACCTAATTTCGGTGACCGAGCTCAACATTATCCGCTTCTCGCCGCCCGGGTCGACGCACTTACGAAAGGGTGCACCAAGTTTGGGATACAGCCCCCCGCAGATTTCGGCGCTTACTTTTCAGATAGCGTTAGGCGACTGAATGAGGTCGATTCGTTTATTTTGCGAATGGCCGACAGATCATCCGACGCCTTGATACCTAAAATTGTAGATGCGGTCGCTGATCATATAGGAAAAGTTGGGCTGTCGCTGTCCACCAATAATGAACGCGACCGAATCGTGAAGCACTTTTGCGAACTGTCACCGGCATCTAACATCAAGAGCATCGCTGACGTTATTAATGCTGGTTGGCACATTCGATTGAATTGGAAACTCTGGGACAAATTCGATTTCCGCCCAGAGGAACGGCACGATATCTTGAATGACCTCGTATTCAAAACGATGGAAGTTTCCGAATTTGAAAGCAAGATGAAGCAATAGCAATTATGTTAAGCGCAACCGGCCTCATTTCACGTTTGAATCTCGCGGAGAAGGCGGACAATGGAATGTTGTCCATCGTTCCGCAGCCAAATCTTGAAGAGATAGCAGCCACCGGCGCAGCTTCAGTTGATCTGCGCTTGGGAAGATGGTTCCGCACGCTTCGGCCAACAAGAACCGCTCATTTGAATATGAAGCCGGCGTCTGCGGTCGCAGACCCGAAGGACAAGCTAATTCATACCAAAGAGCATTTTGTTCGATTTGGCGAACCATTCATTTTACACCCATCAAATTTTGTTCTTGGAATAACTCTTGAATGGATGCGCTTGCCATCGGATCTGGCCGGATACGTTACTGGAAAATCGTCACTTGGTCGACGCGGACTTATTATTGAGACCGCAGCAGGAATACAGCCAGGGTTTTCAGGGTGCCTTGCGTTGGAACTGAGCAATGTAGGCGAGGTGCCGATCGCGTTATTGCCGGGTATGCTCATATGCCAGATTTTTCTGCATGAGGTCGGCCCCGACCCCAAATTCGCAAAGAGCCAATTTGCGGGTCGACGAAAACCAATTCTCGGTACGGTCAAATCCGATCCGATACTCGACAAGCTAACCCTACGAATCTAATAAGCTGAGCATCGCTATTTCATTCCTGAAATCCGTTGTTAGTTAGGTGCCATTAGAAAGCGGCTAACGCCTTCCGTCTCTTCCTGCCCTGTCGCAACTTCGGTCATTGGCTCGTCGTCGTGCGGCTCCCATTCGGCATGTTGTCCACCCATGCTGCGGTACACGTCGCGCGCGGCCTTTTGAATTGCCGCACGCAACGAATTATCGGCAAAGCCGACACCGCGGCGAATTTCATCGGACGGTATCTTCGGCGGCCACACGGCGATGCCGCGCCGGGCCGTGCGAACCAGAACACACCCGATCAGATCGATGCCGTTCACTGTCGCGTCGAAATAGGCAATCGGCGTGTAGCCGTTGTTGCCCTGCTTCAAGTTGCGGACCTGAGAAAGGCCGGTGACGGCCACGCTATGCTCTTTAGTCATTGCATTTCCCTTCAGATTGCTAGGAAGCCCATCGGGCGATCATCACTTTCGTAAATCGATGGCCCGCGCTCCGATGCTGAAGCCCGCGCAATCGCCATTGCAGCAGCAATCGCCCCGTCGATCTTGTCGGCGGAACGCGGCTTGCTGAATTTGCTTTCGCCAACGTCATTCGGCGGTGTCAGCGCGACGTTTGCGAAATTCCATCGCAGCACCGGGTGACCGCCGTGCTGCAGCTTGCCTGAGAGTATGAGGCGTTCGGTTTCCCTGACTGCCGGCGCCATGCTGGCGAGACCCTGGCCGAACTTCGCCACGGTCAGACCGGCATCGGTCAGGCGATTGATGGTGCCGGTGGCGTTCCATCTATCGATCGCGATTTCCATGACCCTGAACCGCTCTGCCAGTTCGATGATCTTCGCTTCGACCACCGTATAGTCGACGACGTTGCCCGGTGTCGGCGTGATGTGTTTCTGTTCAGCCCAAAGCACATAGTTGATGCCATCGCGCTCCTGACGGTCCCGCAGATTGTCTTTCGGCAGGAAGAACCACGGCACCACCGCAAACCGGCCATCGTCGCGGACGAAACATGCCACCACCGCCGTCAAATCTTCGGTGCTGGAAAGGTCGACACCCAGCCAGCAAGGCTCGCCCTCGAATGCATCGAGGTCCACCGGCTCCGAGCCCTGATCATAGATCGTCATGTCGAGCCACGGCGTTGCCGAGCCATCGAGCCACACGTTCAGGTGCAACTGCTTGAACGCTTCAAGCTGCGCCGGCCGGTTTTCGGCTTCGCGCGCCAGTTGGCGCAGGCCGTCGAGATCGGGGAAGCCGTGAGCGAGCCCGGGATTGACCGCGAACCAGTTGGCCTCATCGCGCCAATCGATCTCGCGATCTGATTCAAATAGGATCGGCAGAAAGCCCGGGTCGATGATTTCGCCGCGGTCGACCTTCTTTGCGTACTCGTAAATCTCGAAGGCCAAGTTCTGCTGACCGGCGCCAGCGGTCGTGATGATGAACAGCATCGATTCCGACACCTTCACCAGTCCGGTTCGCAGCACGTTCCAGAGGGCAGAGCCCTTCCAAGCGTGAAGCTCATCGGCCAGCACGAATGACGGCGTTCGCCCGTGCGATGTGCCGGCCTCTGCCGAGATCGCTTCATAGACCGAACCCGACTTGTGATGCTTGATCCGGTTGCGTGCATCCGTCAGGTGCATCGCAGCCTTCAGGCGCGGCTCCATAATGACAGACGCCAGCGCCTCTTCGAACGCGATGCGGGCTTGCTTGCGGTCGACGGCGGCCGTGATGACCTGGCCGCCGGGGATACGCTCGGGGCCGACTGTGTGCAGCAAGCTCAGTCCGGCGCCCAATGTGGTTTTCCGATTTCCCCTCGGGAGTAATAGAAAAACCGTCTTGACGCGGCGCTTGCCATTCTCGGTGTCGCCATAGACACGCCGAACGATGCGCTCCATGAACGGCGACAGGTTGAATTGCTGCTTCGGCAGCGTGCTCTTCGGATGCTTCAGAAGATGCAGGAAGTCGACAGCGCGCTGACCGCGGCCATCGGGATCAGGCAATTCCGAACCATCAAATATCCATGCCGGACCAGCCATCATCATCCTTTGCGTCGTTCACTTGCGGCTTGTTTCGAGATGCGGGAGTGAGCCCGATTTCAGCCGCGAGTTGTCGACCTTGCGTCATTGCGCTGTGCATCATCCGCACCGCAGGGTGCGGACGCGGCGCACCGCTTTCCGATTCCACAAAATTCCCCTCTTTCGCGAGGGTCGCTTGGCACTGGCGAACTTGTCCGATCGCCACACAGTAATTTTCGACCGACGCGAGATCGGTGCGCGTCAGAATGCGGCGCTCGATCAGCTTCGGCATGATGCGACGCCATTCCGCTTTCGCTTCCTCTGGCATCCATCGTGGCGCGGCAGGCGTGTTCGCCATACCGCCCTCGACTACTTTCAACTCTGGTTTGCGTCCGCGCATACATCACGCTGGCGCTGTCAGATGGAGTTCGATCCCGACGCGGCGGCCGAGCTCACGGATTTCTATGATGTCGTGCTCAACTTCCCTATAGATGATGCGCTGATCGGTGCGAAGATCATCGCGATATCGGATCCTCATCACGATGCGCGCGTCATTCTGTATCGCGGCTTGCGCGAAAAACTCGTTGCCCCCTGTCTGTTCTACGCTGGCCCACACCGTTGCGAGGTTAAACCAGGTCGGAATTTCGTTGCCGAGGCCGTCATCCTCGGTCGTATAGTCCTGTATCGTGATTTCTCGGTCGAGATTTCCCGCCTGCATCAGAACCGCCACAGTCGATAGTCGCGGATGTGATCTTCAACACCCAGTTCGATTTCGCGCATGAAGCCGCTGGCCGTGATGACGGCTTCGCGGTTTTCATAGAGATGACCGGCCCAAAGCCTGATCGCTTGACGCAATGGCTCGGGAACATCGTCGCCGTTGTCGCCGTATCCGGCGATGAAGGTGATCCGCACGGCGTTGATGCCGCTGTACGTCGGCGGCCACGATCCGACCGGCAACACCCACCCAGGCTGACTGCGGTTGTCGACCTTGTAATTCTCGACAGCCAACGTCTGTTCGACACCAGTAACGTCGTCGTATTTAATGCTGACCACGCTTTGCAGCGGCGGGAGTGGCAACGAGACCTCCCGCCGTGGAAAGGCGTCAAGGGTCAATTCCCAAGTCTGGGTGATCAGCGCGCGGCCGAGCGAACCATCAGCGCCATCGAGCTTTCCCGTTGCCGCCTTGATGAAGGATTCGATTTCATCGTCTTCCGAAGTCGACGTGACGCGAAGATGTCCCTTCAATTCCTCCACGGTGACCGGATCAACGTCGGGTGCTTCGATGCGTGTAAGGCTCATGAACCACCCGAAAAAATACCTGAATTGCCAAAAAATTCGCGTCTCTGGATGGCGCCGGTCCTAGCCGGCTTTCCAAAGTTGGGACCACCCGGGGGTGGTGCCTTCTCATTTGATTGATCGAAGCGATCGTGACAGGGCTTGCATCGCGCCGCCCAATTAGATCGAGACCAAAAGAGCTTCTGATTGCCTCGATGCGGAATGATGTGATGAACCACTGTCGACGGTGCACCGCATGTCGAGCCATCCTTGTGCTGCCGGGTGCAGGATGGATGCGCCTTCAGATATGCAGCGCGCTCAACATCCCACTTGCTGTCATAGCCACGAGCGCGTGCGCTTGGCCTATGAGCATCAGCCTCACGCTTACGGGCAGGCGTGCAGATCGGGCAGTCAGTGCCTGACGCCACAATCTTCCCACATCTACAATAGCGCGCTGCCTTGGTTGGCATGGTATCTCCAAATGATAAGCGGCCTCGAAACCTAGAACCCAGTCTTTACCGGCGCGGACCGGTGGGGCAGCAGGCAGGTCTCTTCCCGTTGTTCGCCGGGCCGCAGCAGCGTCAATGTCTAGCCACCCCACATCTCTGATATCGACGGTGGAGCGGCCGTCGCCGCTCCACCTAACGCTGCGATGCCATGCGCGGCTTGCAGCATGTTGGTTTGATTACTGAGGCGGGTTCGCCGTCGGCGCGCTGTTCGGATTGCCCAATACCCACACGCCGGCAAGGAAGATGTTGCCGCTGTCATTGCCGGATGGTGTGATGGTTGCCCGAATGTAGCGCTTGTTGCCGATGTAGCCGAGCTTACGGCTTTCGTTGTCATCGTCGAACTGGAAGCCGGCGAGGGCTTCGGTTCCGATCATGTCGCCATCGGCAACAGCGTTGGCACCCGACATACCGCTGTCGTTTGATTCCTCGAGCAGCACCGCGAACGTGGCGTTCGTGTCGGTCTCCGTTCCGGTCACCATCGCCAGCATGGCAGAGCCATAACCGTAGGTGTCGAGGATAGTGGACACGATCGCGGTGTTGTCGGTGCGAGCCGCTGCCGGCGCGATGGCCGGCTTGAAGTGAAGGTTAGATGCAAGGTCGCGCATGGCGATGTTTCCTTTTCATGTTTCGGATACCGGTTCGGATTGCGAACTGGTTAGCTCGTTGCGATCTTCAGCTTGCGGATCGCCTCCGCTTTGCCGACACCACCGGCAACACGACGGCGACCATGGAAGCGGGTCATTCCGTTGGTCGCCTGCGAGTACGGGTCGCGAAGGATGCTGAGGCTGATGCGATCGAAGATCCGATAGCCCTGGCTGAAATCGCCGAACACGATCGGGAAAGCGCCTGCACCGATATCCGGCATGTCCGGCATCTCGACGATCGGGCGACCCAGCAACGTGGTGACCGGCGTGTTGTTCAAGCCGGACATGGCGACCATGTAGTTGCCGTTGGTGTCTTTCAGCTTGCGGATGGCGCCCAACGTGGTCGAGTTCATGCCCCACGTTCCGTTTGCCCGATAGACCGGCTTCACGGCGTGGTAGAGGTCGATCAGACCGTCACCCTTGACGTTGCTGGCATCGGTGCCTGGCGTGTAAGCGACGTTCCGGTCTTGCATGAAGCCGGACGGCGAAAGCTGGCTGGCACCGTTGACGAACGCCACACCTTCCAGATAGCCGAACTCTTCGGCGAACTCGAAGCTGAGAAGCTGGCCAACGTCGAACTGGCTGTCTTCCAACATCGCGTTGGACACGTCGACGTAGGCGGCCAGTTCGCACACCGGATAGCGGTTCTGCCCGAAGGTCACCGTCGTTTCCGGTCGGGACTGGGTTTCACCGACCCAAGCCGCGGTCATTCCGCCAGTACGCTTCGGCCACAAGACGGCAGGGCCGCCCGTCGGCATCACCCGCGCGATCGAGCGGACCGGCGAGAACAGCACCACGTTTCGATCAAGCTCCGCGTGGAACTCATCGGGAGCGAGATAGCCGCCGGCGGTGTCGTCGGACACGCGGAGCGACTTCACCTCATCGGCGTTGAGGCCTTCCTTGCCACGACGAATGAAACTCTCGAATGCCTTCTTCTCGACGGCGGCCTGCGCCTTCTTTTCGTCGTCGCTGCCGGTGCCGGGGCGATTGAGCTTGGCAGTCAGCCGGTCGATCTGTTCCTGCAACTTTGGGTCAACGCCCTTACCTTCGACGGCCTTCAGGCGTTCGTCGACGGACTTGGTGAGATCGTCGAGCGCCTTCTGCACAAGTGCAGCCGGATCAACATCGCCTTCCTTGAGTTCGATCGCGTCGGAAAGCATGTGGCGCTTATGCTGGTGCATGGTCATGTGATTGCTACCTTTTCGGTTGGAGGGCTGCGCTGGCCCGGTTAATCGCTTCGGCCAGCGCAATAGCGACCGCTGCGGATTTCGATGAAGTGATCTTCGCGCCGGGGTGCATCGGGATTGCCACGATGCTGCACTCGACAAGCTCAAGCGCCTTGATGGTCCGGCCACCGCCCTTACGCGCCGATGCGTTCTTGGTGACGAAACCGATACTGAGGCCGCCCAATGCGCCGGACTTCACCAGCGCCGAAACCTCCTTGGCCCTGACAACATCGTTCACCAGCAGCTTGCCTTTGACTTCGAGGCCTTTGCTGGTCTCGCGAATGTCGCTCCACGCGCCGAGCGGCTGCATGGAATCGTGGCCCATCAAAATCGGTAGCGGAGCCTTGGCACCCTTGAACGCGCCCGGCATGATTTCATCGCCAACGCGATCCGGCTGGCCAAACGGCCAAGCCATGCCCGTGATCATTCCAGCTTCGTCGATCGAGAGATCAGCCTTGATCTCGAAGTGTTCGTTCATGCTGCCACCGCGACGGGCTTGGGTTTGTCTTTCGGGACTGGCGCTGTGACGCCCGTGGCGTTCGCGGCAGGCCGTAGTTCGTCACCACCTGCAATGCTGCTGCGATTGTCGAGTGCGCGCACTTCATCAGGCGACATCCACGGACCACCGCAGGCCTGATAGAATGCGTTGAACCGCGCTGCGAGATCGGCACGGGCGAAGGCGTCAGCATTGAACTCAATGGTCATGGTCTTCCGCTCTTCAGCGGTCAGCAGCTTCAGGCGGATTTCACCTTCCCAGCGCTTGATCCACGACATCAGCGAATAGGTCTTGAAGTCCTGGCCCATCTCTTCCGAGTTGCCCCACGTCGCGCGGCCGAGCTCGTAGACCATGTGCGGCGGGATGCGCAGCGCGCGGGCGATTTCCTCGATCTGGAATTTCCGCATTTCCAGAAACTGGGTGTCGACCGAATTGAACTGCGTGGCGGTGAAGTCAAAGCCCTGTTCGAGGATCAGGGTCTTGCCGCTGTTGCCGTTGCCGTGCTGCGCTTCGAACGATGCGCGCAAGCGGTCAATGGTTGTCGGTCCGAGTGTCTGTGCCGTCTTCAAGATGCCGGAGGGACGCGCGCCGCTGCCGAATAGCCGCGCCGCATGTTTTTCCAGAGTGATCGAAAGTCCGATGGCTTCTCGCGCCAGATGCACCACCGAATGACAGCCGAGCCCGCGAAGATGAAACACCTCGCTGGCGTCGTACTTGATCTGCGAACCGTCCAGGCGCGTGTAGGTGTAGGTCGGCACCATCGTCACGTTGTTCACGTCGACCGTCACCGATGCCGACGGCATCCGGATCAGTTCCGCGATCTTGCCGTTGACGCGGTTTATGTAGGCGTAGGCGTCGTTGTGCAGGATGCAATCGGCCTGCATCTCGGATTTGAACTGGTAGGCGCTTTCAAGTTCGGACGGCGCATCGTCGAGCAATTCGTGGACTGAATTGTTGCCGTCGCGCTCCTTACTGCCGTCGTCCTGGACGGTGTAGGCGTGGATCGGCAGGCTTGCGATGCTTTCAGCGATCAGGCGAACGCCGGATGCGAATGGCGGGCATCGCATGGCGGTGTGTGGCGTGACCGCGGCGCCCGATTGCGTCGACGACAAGCCGAAGATCGCGGCCAACTGCTCGTAGTCTTTGAGCGTTGCCGTTACCGACTTGGCCTCGTAGCCGAAGATGGTTTTGATTCGATCAAACATTTATCCGTTCCGCGCGTCCCGCACGATGAACGAAACCGACCGAAAACGTTAGATGCTGCACGGGGTTAGTGTGTTAGCTTCAGTATGATTGTGTTTGCTGGTGTTTACCGGACCGCCGAAGTCACGGGTTTTTGGCTTGCGAAGCGTCTTCGACGACGATCACGACGCGCTCCACCGTCGGCGATACCGACTGCCAGACGCGAAGCAGATCAGCCGAATACTGCGCCTCGATGTGACTGCGGATGAACCGCGTCGGTGCGATCAAGGTCACCACCCCTGCCGTCTCGCTGGCGAGCCTGACCTTGCTGAACCACGACACGAACACGGCGTCACCGAACCGCTGCCTCAACGCCGCGCTGGCCGGGCCAAGCACGTCAGTGCTGCTTGGCCCGCGCCTGCGCGAAGGGATTTCAAGGGAATTAAAGGGAAGAGTTGGTGCGAATGACCGTTCGCCTTTTTCACCAGTTTCGTTCGCCTTTTTCGACGATCTGGTTCGCCTTTTCCGAGCCAAAGGCGAATCTGGGTTCGCCTTTTCAAGCACAATTCGATAGCCGTTCGTGTAGCTCCCGCCATCCTTCGTAAGGATCACGATATATTCAAATTCGCTCAGCCGCTCGGCACCGATTTGTACGGCACGGCGGGTTACACCAAGCGCGGCAGCAATAACCTTCTGCTTCCGTCTCGCAATCTGCGTATCTCGATCGGTGGCGCTTGCCAGATAATATAGCAGGCGGAAATCTAGGTCGGTCAGACGATGGTCACTCGCGGCATCGTCGAGCATGGCGAACTTCAGCGCAGTGAAACTTGCTGCCCGCTCTCGTCGGTGCCGCGCCTCGCTGAAATCGACCACCGCCATCAGCGCACCCTCGCCAATCGCAGGATCTCATTGGCGAGCGACACCGCGTCGTCGATCGGCACCAATATGCGGGTGTAGCTTTCCTCCTTTTCAGAGGTCCATTCCTGACACAGCACCACGTCCCCGTTGCCGCCGATGAAAGCGTCGACGGGCATCACGTTGCTAATGGTGAACGGTGCGGCAGTGCTCATTGCAACACCGGTTCGGTAAGATCGGTGACCGCAACATCTTCGCCCCATTCCGCAGCTAGCTCGTGCGCGGCGAGGACGGCGTTGTAGTAGCTGACGCCGGACCACATGCCGATCTCGCCGCCGTCTGATTCCAGCACGTCGACGAAATACTGATGCTGCCCGATTTCAGAGGCGAAGGGGCTGGCGGTGATGACGCCGCTGCGAATGACGACGATATCTGCCATGGCTATGCGCGCTCCGAGTGGGCTGGAAGCGGCGGGGCCGGAATCCACACCGAAGCCGACATGCCGCTGGCGTTGCGCCCGCGCTCGCCGCTCTGTCGGATTTCACCAAGCCGCCGCAGTTCTGAAACTCGTGGCCGAACCGACAATACGGACCGGTGCAGCTTCTCTGCGATCTCGTCGGCCGTGAGGCCGGAGGGCGTTTGCTGGATCACCTTGAGCACTTCCACACGCAAGGTCTTCGCAGTCGGCGCGATGCGCTCCGCTGCTTGCTCCGAGGGACCGGAGACCTTGAAGCCGGGGCTGTCGGGATAATCCTGCCTGCTCAATGCTCAGGCCTCCTGCGATGTGCTGTCGACCATCGGGCCGAGCTTCGTCATCACCCAGGCATCGAGATTTCGAGGGGTATAGAGCACCTTGCGATTGACCTTCTCGAACTTCGGTCCGCCGCCGATGGTGGCGTACTTCGCCAGCGTGGCGGGAGCGACGACGATGCCCCAGCGCAGATCGAGATATTCTGAGGCGACCTTCCGTCCTAGTCTTGGCCGCTGACACCGTTCCGGCAGGTCAGCCGGGTTCGTGGCGGGAAATTCCCGCGTTTCCACTTCGGTCATTTTCGTCTCCAAGTTCTCCCGCAGAGCGGGTGGTCCGCGCCGTCTAGTCTACGCAACGCAATCCGAGTGCTCGACGTGTCGACATACGAAACGCCATCGTCGGATTTACTGTGATCTTCGAAAGGGGTGCTTTGAACGCGCGGCGCGCCATCGCGATGCCGTCGGCCTTTGCCTTTTCGGATTTCTCAAACGTGAGGTCGAGCGCCGCTACATCGATGGTGTCGCCGAACTGCTCTTCATTCGTCGGACTCTTCTGCAATGATTTCCGGGGCCGGGGCTTAACCCACGACACGAAAGAACGACCATCGTCAGTGATTCGGCCGACATAGGTTTGGGTCAGCTTTTCTACTTCCTCGACAGGAAGGTCGTGGCCGCGCAGGATCGGACTCAGCGCGGCTTCGAACACCACATAGCGGCCATTGATGATGTGAATGTATGCGTCGAACTCGGTGTCGACTTTCGGCCCAGCATATTCGTCGGTCAGCCACGC